TATTGATTTTCGACGAATTCTCTTTCACATTGTGAATCCATTCGCCCTTATGTTTTCTGAGCGTACGGATTGTGCGAGCCTTATGGATGACTTCCATCTGCTCTCGAATCGGACGATTGTCCGACGGAAGATTTTCTACCGGCTTATTTTCGACGAGAAGTTCAGGCATCTTTGTCTTTCCCATTCGAAGAATATTTTTTCGTGATATCCGTTGCGGATACGTATTCCACTTCTTTTTCTTCAGGCTTTATATTCAAATTCTCGCTCGGTTGATTGATCCACTCTTTCGGAGTGTATTTTTTAATCGCGTCTTTCAAATCCATGATCTCGATATAATCGAAATGCTCGCCCTCTTGACCGACGCCGAGGATTCCGCCTTCTGTCGCGTTAACGACAGATCCTTTCATCTGCTTGGCCATTGCCTCATGCCAGCGTTTAAATGCGAGAAGAGACAGATTCGTTTTCACTTCTTTTTTGTAAATATCATAGTGTGTCCCGCCAGGCGTGAGCGTGCGGGCGCGCGTGTTCTCGATATGCTCGTGACCCGCGTAATGATGCGAATCATATTCCCATGATAGATCGAGACCGACGAATACGACTTGTTGAGCCTTCAGAAATTGCATTGAAAAATGGTGAGCTGCGGTTGACACATTTCCGCCCGTCAGGATAAGAGAATTAATCCCTTCGAATTCAACAACATAATCTTGGTCTGCGATAATTTCATCGCCTTTTGGAATATCGCGATTTGCTTTGACAATTCGGGTGAGATGAAAATGATTGAAATCCCGATCCGCCTTGGCATGCGGGGTATGAACAAAAAACATCTGGCCTTTCCAGTTCGCTACAAGATCGGGAGCCGCCGATGGAGTGCTGACAAGTGTTGTTCTACTCGTATCGATCCCATCAATCATGGCGATCATCTTTTCTGATCCGTCTATTGAAACACAATACTCCGGATAGATTCCATTCTGAACAAGGAACCGCATGGCCGCATCAACGCAGACGATGACACCTCTTGGCGATATCGTTTTTAAAAGATGGACATTCTTTTCCAGGCTGGGTCCGGCGGCGACGACGAAGGATGTCAGTCCCGTGAGATCGGGATTCCCTTTTGAGAAATAGGCCCTATTTTTGAGTGTATTCTCACGCCATAAATCATTTTTGCCTTCCCTGGTGACCTGATTCGTAATGTCACCGATATAGTCCATTGCCATCGCTTGTTCGGTCATCAATTCCATAAGTTATTTTACTCCCTCTTTGGGATAGGCGAGCCGGAGAAAAAGAATACCTATTCCCGATCCGAGTATATGACTCCGGCTCACCCATCAAACTTATTTTCTAATTACAGGTACCACGTATCGTGATCGAATACATTCGTTCCATTTGGAAGAGCCATTCCTCCCAAATTCAGAATTCTATTATTCGCTATCGAGACAGCCGTTGCCGACCACCCAACGATAAGAGCAACGGGAATCAGATTTGATCTCCATGTGATCGGGATCATCATCCCGGCACTGACGCCGGAATTCGTCCAACTAGCCAGGGCCGTGAATGGCCCTGTGCAAGTTTCCTTCGTGAAAGCTGCCGCAGCCCCGGTCGTCGATAATTTCGCGGCCACCCAATAGAACCTAATATCGGATGCGCCGGGAGCCAGTGCTCCCATAGTAAAGTCTGTTACCCGGGCAACGGAATTCAATTTCCCCTTAATCATGAATAAGTTTACTTCACCAGTAGCACCAGCATTTACCTGAGTTGAAGCTTGATTGTTAACGGAATGCTTTTTGATCTTACATCCCTGGACAACGCGATTGCCGAGCCAGAAATAAACATCTTTACCATGTAAAGGCTTCTCATAGAGAACTATCTGTTGAGTGTCATTTGCGGTCGCGCTGGAGAAATCTTTCGCAATCGAACCGACGCCGACATCGCGTCTGAAGTTATTGATCGTGAAGAGCTGCGCTCCCGTCGCCCCACTTGAGTAGATCACGTTATCCCCAGCCTTACCGGATGTCTGAACGACTTTCAATCTGACGACACCTTTTCTGATAACCGGCAATGCTTCATTTGCCGTTGGGGTCGCATACAATGTTGAGCCAACAACATTCGTTGAGAAATCGGCATCGACGATTCCGACTCCCCATTGACATGAATAGGCTGTCGCAGCCGGGGCGATCCTCGATTCCGCACCCAGAACGGCGCGACTAATCGGATCAGAGCCTCTCGGCATAACAACATAATCACCCGATGTGATTTGCGTGCTCGCCTTTGGAATTATATTTTCCGTCTCGCCACGATGGGCGTATTTCAGATTTGCTTCTGCCATAAATTCATCCTCCTCTGGACATTCGTCCTAGAAAATTAGAGATACCAAGTTCCATGATCAAATAGCTTTTGACCGTTTGGAATGAAAGGCCCGCCCAAATTAATGAGTTTCGCATCTGCTATCGTCACCTGGGTATTTGACCAACCGACCATAAGAGCCGCCGGAATAAGATTTGATTGCCAGGTTATGGGAATCATCATTCCTACGCTTATGCCTGAATTGGTCCAGCTCGCGAATGCGGAAAAAGGACCAGTGCAGGTCTCTTTCGTAAACGCCGGGGCTGCTCCCGTAGTAGAGAGCTTGCAGGCCAGCCAGTAGAATCGGATGGCCGATTGCCCTCCCGGATTGATTCCGCCGACGACAAAGCCGGTGACGCGGGCAACGGAATTCACCTTACCCTTCACCATGAACATATTGACCTCGCCGGTCGCTCCCGCGTTTATCTGGCTTGAACCACGAGAGGAAGCGAGAGATCGCGCCTTGAATTTGCATCCCTGGACGACTCTATTCTGTAGCCAGAAATAGATATCCTGGCCATGAAGGGATTTCTCGTAAAGGACAACCTGTTGAGTATCGTTTGCCGTAGCTCCTGAGAAGTCCTTGGCGATTTCTCCGACTCCGACATCACGGCGAAAATTATTTATCTTGAACAATTGGGCCCCGGTTCCACCACTGGAATAAACCACATTATCTCCGGCTTTCCCGGATGTCTGGATAATTCGAAACCGAACAACACCTTTACGAATTATGTCAATCGATTGATTCGCCGCCGGGCTTGCGTAGGGCGTCGCACCAGGATAATTCGTATTAAAATCATCGTCTGATACACCGACCCCCCATTGACAGGCGTAAGCCGAGCCGACTGGAGAGACACGAGTTTCAGCCCCAAGAACGGCCCGACTGATCGGGTCCGACTCGCGAGGCATCACCACATAATCGCCTGCTGTTATCTCCGTGCTCGCTTTGGGGATCAGATGCTCGACTTCACCCCTGTGCGCGTAACCTAAATTTGCTTCTGCCATAATCTTTCCTCCTCCTTACGTCACACTATGTTTCATACTAACCGTCTCCCTAGTGAACGCATGTTCACGGTCCCTATCAAGGTTTCATTGTGACGAGGACTATAAATTTACTTACCTGCCGCTGCCGCTTCTTTTGCTTCAAGATCCGAATATGGATTCTCTCCGAGAATATTCAGACAGAAGTTTTTCACCTTTTCCTTTTCGGAAAGAGGTGACGGATTACCCTTGCCGCCATCATTCGGAGATCCGAGTTCGCCGATGCAGACCTTTTCCCGATCTTCGATCAAGGATTTAACCTGGGCTTCCTCGGTGATAACCGCATCGTCTTTCTTGTATTCCTTGACGGACTGGAGGGTGGCCTTAAAGGTCTCTGTAATATGAGCCTCTTTCAGTTTGGAATCTTTGAGAAGTTTCTCAATCATCCGTTCCTTAGCCATCTCTTTTTCTTTCAGTTCATGCGCTTCAACCTTGTTTTTCAGCGTGGCATTCTCTCCGTTGATCGCGTCTAGTTTTTCACTCAATTTCTTTGCCTCGGCTTCCGCATCCGCTTTGATCTTCTTCACGGCCTCGGATAGCTCGGACACTTTCTTATCGGTTGTCTCATCCTTCTGTGGGATCAAAAAAAACTCCTTCAGATCCTGCCTGGATTCGATAACCGATTTAAGATCATCGGCTGGCAATTCCTTCATCGCCTCTAAAATTTCATTCGCAGTCATTGTTGTGACCTCCTCTTTCAGTTTGTTATTCTCTAAAACATTGACGCCCATCCCGGCATTACCAGGATAGTCGACCCAATTAACACCGTTTACGTTCTCTATTTCGTAAATGGCATTATATGGTTTCCCCTCAATCACTTCACTTTTACCCGAGCCTTTGCCTTCTATGCTGACAGCCAGTTCATCGGGGGCGACTTTCGCTCGCTCCCATAGCCAGTTGTCGAATACCTTGACCCTGGCCTTCAGCTTTGATTTACCTTCAGAATGATCAATCCATGTCTCGACAATCGAGCTGGCCCAGTCTCGGACATCGCGATCCGGGTCATCGATATTCTTGGCATGATTGAAATACTGTTTCGGCCTGTTTTTCAATCGGCCCATCGCTGTTTCGAGCGCGGATTTTGTGTAGTAATTATTGTGGAATTTGTTTCCCGGGCCTTCACGGAGAAGGGTGACAACCATCTCTTTCTTGCCTGTCGTATCTCCGAATGTGGCTTCGGATATTTCGGCGCGATTAAAATCGAATACGTCCGTATGGGAAGCTTTCTCTAGGATATGGAAACTCTCTTTCATAGAACCATTGGCCATCCGAAAGGCCATCGCCTCGCAATCCTTGCCACCGTCTTTCATGCATTTTGTATGGGCTGAATTAAAGACGCCAACGAATCTGGATCTCTTATTCGCAGGCATTTTCTTTATGTGATCCGGCAATTTCGAATCATTAGGGCCATCGTATGGCATAATTTTTTTCTCCTTCCCATTGTCCGATAATACAACGGTATCTTGTCCCCAATCAAAACGATTCTCAAGAGACATGATCTGCCTGTATAACGGTGTAGGCTCCGTCTTTCCTTGAACCCGTTATTTTGAAACTAGAATTTCTCTTCAAAAGAATTTCTCTTTCTCCCCTGAATCTATTGGAGCTCGTAATTCCATTCGGGGTTAGAACTTTTGTACCACGACGTACAGATATTTCCATATACGCCGGATTTGATTTCTTTGAGAAATTTTTAGCCACATTTCTTGTTGCCGATGTTGAAACGAAACCGCGATCCGTTAATGTTTTACCTACCAAATCATTCGCGTTCGAAGTTCCAAATCGATCTACATCAACACCGCGATGAACAAGGATATCTCGATTTAATGCGGGAGCTCTATCAAAAGCTTTATCGAGACCCTTTGTTATTCTATCCGCATCTTTGCGTTCGGCTGGACTCATGCTTGAACTTCCGCGAAGATAAGAATTTGTCGACTGATATCCAGTAGCGCTTGATTGATAATCCTGGACAGCATCGTAGGTTTCAGGACTTCGCGTTTGCCGAACTTGCCGGTTAAATTGATTGTATTCGTCTGAGGAAAACTCACTGGCAGATCCTCCAGCAATACCGGGAGATCCGCCGACTGAACTTGCGCCCGATGCCCCTCCACTGCTACCGCCAGACCCGACGCTGCTACCTGATCCCGCGCCTCCGCTTCCGAATTTCCCGTCCGAATCATGGTTCGGATTAAATTCTTTTGTAACTGATGTTTTTTTAAAAAGTCCATATTTTATTTCTGGCATACATAAACTTACGGGCCATAAAAAAGCGCATTAATCACGATGAACACCGACATTCGTCGAAACATGTTAACCTGAACTTCATAGTTAACATGCTTTAACATGTTCAACCGATTAATGCGCCTGGGTTTTTCCCGATAACGCTTAGTCTAGCTGGGGTTAGCCAACTTCGACCTTAGGATAATTTTCCCTTAATGCGATTCTATCTTCTTCCGGCTGGATGACCACAAGTGATTGCGTGTCGTCCACCCGTGAGAGAGTCTGAATCAGCCTCGCGCCGGAGACGGCGCCTCCCTTGAATCTGAATTCAGCCACTCCCCAAAATCCGTTTCTGCTCAATTCGGATAAAAGTTCTTGAGCATTCTCAATAATCATGAGTGTTTAAAATTTTAATGTCAAGCATTTTCTTTAGATTGTTATTTTGTCCGTCGATGTTGTCTCTCTTAAGATAAAGCCGTCGATTGGTTCATGTTCCAGAATTGAAATCGCTTCGTCTATTTTTTTTAGAACGATAATCTTGTTGTAATTATTCGTGATCTGAATTCCCGTCGGCTCATTGAAATCGACGACCAAATTGGCGATCTCTTTCCTGGCTTGTTCAAGATAGATAATCGCTTCGCCGAGATCATTCATATTCAATTCTCAATAAGCCAAAGACGGGCATTGCGAACCGATACGGATTTCCCAGTCAAGCTTTTGTAATTCAATTTCGCTGTATGCTGACCTGCCGGTAAATTCCCGAATTCAAATCCCGTGCTAACAACATATTCCCCTGAATTCATATTCGGGATAACGCTCTCGTTTATGACATTCGTATCGTCGGCGATGACTTGAATAACGGCATTCTCTTTGATCATGGCTTTTCCCTCTACTGTCCAAAATAACATGAATTTCTCCCCGTAAGAAGTGAAAGAGAGAACCAGTTTCGTCTGCCAATTCCTGGACGATGTATTCGATTCTTGATTATCCTTCGCATTGTCTTTGTGGATAAATAATTGCGACGATCTTATTCTCACACTTTGAAGTAACTGGCCAATAACTTGTCGGGATTTCCCGGAGATCCCTTCGGTGCGTCAACCAATGTTATCGTTGATCCTGTTATCGAATAATCATCCGGGTCTAACTGATCTATTCCGTTTATCGTGACGGAGACGATAATATCCGGCGTATTCGCCAGCGTGAAGGTGACATTCGTCCCATTGATGGCGCCGGATGGAATTTCATTCGGAATCCAATTCGATTTGAAAAGGACATCCGATGGATTGACGGTTGTCTTCACGAATGAGAGCGATGTCGTCCCCAGTATGATCGTACCATCGGTCGAAAGGACAAACAGGGTATCAGCGTTAACCGTTCCTTCCTGAACTGCGATGATAGAACCGGAAATTATTTCCCCGCTTTCATCGAAATCATCAGTTCGTATCCAGGCTGTCGTCTCTGCTGAATAGATTCCGTTCTCAGATCCGACTGTTTGATTTTTGACGAGTACCCTATCGTCGGCAACAAGCGTGACTCCATCAATTGTCAACAATCCGCCGGTCGTCAAATCAATATTTGCTATCGATGCGACCCGTACTGGTTTGTGCAGGCCGAGATCGAAACTACCTGTTTTAACTTGAGTAGAAAAACGTATTTTCATTTCATACCTCCGCGCAATAATAAACTTCTAATTTGTCACCAATCTTCATTTCTAAATCCGGATCTAGATAAACTATTTTATTGACGAGGGAATAATCATTTTCTTCTTTATCCTGTCCAAGACCATTCAGGAAAACCTTTTCACTATCGGAAATGAATGTCTGTGGAAGAGGAATGATCCTATCCGCAAGATCCGTGACGAACTTGAATATCCGGTCAAATTTTACCTGATTGTTTCCGTTCATATTTCGTTATCCATGATAATTCGATCCGGTCTTCTAATGGGATTCATCTCTTGCCTGACATAAACGAACCAGCATTCTCGGCAATAGAAAACTTTGTAGTACCTCGGCCTCCCCCATCCTCTGATCTCGTAAAGCATAATATGCGCCTGTTTTTCACATCGACATAGAATTTGCACATCTAACTATGATCCCTTATCTGTCTTGATCCGTTTCTTTTACGGGCTCAGTGAAACAATCTATCATTGATTCCCCAGAACCATCTGGATAATGAATTTCTAATTTTGTTAATGGGTTTCCCACCTTTTCATAAAATTGCCATATAGCGTTGGAAATAAATCCAATCATTTTTCGCGTGTTTGATTTACTTAATGGTTTAGGAAATTTAAAACACCACCTATTGTCTTCGGTCATATTAACACCCTATTTGTTATCCTTTAACTGTGATTCCCTTCAATGTCTTCATTCGGGCATCTATCTTCGATATCAAATTCTTCTCCACAGATCGGGCATTGCGGTTTCATTCTTCGCTCAGACCGGGAATGAATGTACTTACCCAGCATGAACAATTATGAACAAGGATTCGATTGGCCCAATAAGATTCATCTTCATCGACAGTAATATTATAAACATAACCAGAAAACTTATTTTTTTTTAATTTGACAGGCACAATCTTATATAGAATGTCCCCATGTCGAAAAAAATGATCAGATTCAACGTCCATGATTTCCATCGAAGGCATATGAACGGGGAAAGCATTCTTGATATATCCAAAATCGAAGGAATCAGCCGGAAATGTATCACTGATAGATTTTTGAAATTTGGATTTAGATGGAGATCTTTGTCCGAAGCTGGGAAATTGAGCTGGACAAGGTATAGCCCTGCCAAACGTGCCCATATAGTTAAAAACGCCCATGATGCTGTAAGGGGCGTAAAAAGACCATATGAGGTATTGTGCAAACAGGCGAAATCTAAAGAAAAATATATGAAACCAACGCATGGGGAAATTGAAATGAGCCGATTTCTCGATCTTTATAGTATCCCCCATATCATCAACATGGCTGTTGGGAAATTTAATATCGATCTTGCGATTCCAAGTGAAAAAACTGGTATTGAAATTCATGGCGGCGGATGGCATTATTCCAGAAAAAAAAGAGTTCAAGATATTATAAAAGCGGATTGGCTTATGAAAATTGGTTGGAAAATCGTCCCCGTGTTTTTCCACCATAATCGATTCAGCCCTAAATATTTTATCCCTCTCTGTGATATTCTCCGCATTGACCCATCCCCTTTTGTAAAGAAATGGGGAATGATTTCCTGTGATTTTTAAACCATTCATATCATAGATAAACCCATCGAACCGATTCTTATGAACTTTCGTAATTTTTCTTGGATAACCAGATTTTCCATAGACCATATCTCCCGCACATAATTCTGATATTTTAATTGAACCTTTCAATGTCAAAATTAATGTGTCTTCCGTAACACAGTTTGGATGGAGAGGTATATCTGCATCTTCTGGGTCGTATATCTTACCGTCTCGTGGTTCACATAACGGGCATGCCTCAGGATTTATATGCCACTGAACCTGATACCCCTTCTGCTTCACGTATTCAAGCTGGGCCGAGACATAAGCCGAGTTCATCTCCGTGCGGGCGACACGAAGCGCGTTCTTATACGACGAGGCATAAATCCCAGGGCCGGAAGGAGTAATGGACGTTCGTCCAATCGTTTTCGCTTGTGCGGCGAGACCAGCCCTGGTAAATTTCTCGATATCTTTCGCGACGGAGATGGCGGATCGCCCTTGGGCTATTCCATTGGCCACCGTGGTTCGCATCTTACTCAGATGAGATTGGCGCACATCCCAGATGAGGCGACTGAGCGGCTGGCCTGTCGCGTAACCGCCGATCTGACGCGGCCTGGGCTTGAATGGGAAAAGGCCTTTCTCAATCCGCATCTTTTTCACACGGTTAAATATCTTTTGGAAGACGCCGCTCGTCTTTAACATCCCAGGTTTGACAGGTGCTTCCACCAAATCCAGATTTACATGATCGTCAGGAAATCGTAAATCTGTTTCTTCCTGGGCATAATCAGCACCAACTTGGGCCGCGTCTCCTGTTTGGAAAAGTCCGTCTTTGATTGATTTCCTAACCGCGCTTTTGACAAGGACAGTAATTTCCGAATATGATTCATAAACAAGATCACGAATCCTCTTCAGTAAGTGTCTTGATTTCGCGAACGGAATAATACCGGAATCATCCGCTGCGTTGGTGAGCAATTTACTAACTTTGTCGGCCAGTGTGTTGTAGATATCTTTCAATGTTTTCTCGACTTCAATTTGGAATATCATCCACTCTCGCCGTTGTAATCGTTGATCGACGGCGATCTTATTATGGGCTTTCAGGTTTGGTTTCCGATCAAGAATATCCTTCGCATAAATAACGGCCTTGTCCTCGTTCCCTTTCTTGATCAAGCCGATAAGATCCGCCTTATGTTTTGGATTGGCCAGCACCGCTGGATATCGGGCGCTTATCTTCTGGGTTAGGAGAGGAATATCAAGCGTCGGCATCGCTGTCTTCTTTCTCGTCGTCCTTGGAAGCATTCGCTTCCTTCTTTAAGAACGGATTCTTTATTTCCTCGTCTCTCTTTTCTTCCTCATCGTCAATGTCAGCGTCATCCGCCTTTGCCTGATTCACATCCCGTTCCATCTTTCGCTGTTCATCTTCCCAATCGTATCCTAGTTTCTGTGCAAGTGTCTCGTTCGAGACGATACCCATCGCCTGGTGGATTTGATAGGCCTGAGAATCCTGCAGCATGTTCTGGGCAATGAGCGGCGGCCAGTTAACATCGATATCTATTTTCGTCGGAACTTTTTCTTTGACGACGATATTCCCGTTGCTGTCATACGCCTCTTTGAAATCAAACCATTTCTTCATCCGTCGAACGAGCGTCACGTCATGAGCTTTCTCGCGCATAATTGTCTCTTGCGATATCGAGGGAAGAAATTTATTCTGTATCGCATAATTCAAAACCCATTTGAATATATCGCAAACGTAATATTCGATGAAATCCTGAAGATACTCTATCTTGCGTACAAACGGATTCTGGGCAATCATCGTGCTATTCCCGGTAATTGCAATCATTCCATTTCTTCTCGTCACGATAGATTCGTTATCAACAGAAACACACCATACATCTCCATGATAATATTCAAGCGACACCTCCGTATTCGGATTAATATGTTTTTTGTCATAATATCGAATTGGAATCGTCATACATTCGTTCGGATTTGAATTTGACCATGGTGGCTGAGGAAAAAATCCGGCCATTAAAATTAATTCCATCACATCGTCGATTAATTTAATGCTGGAAGACCTATAATGCATGCTCCCATTTGGATATCGAGTGCCATCCCCATCAATAAGAGCATCCAAAAAAATGAGGGATTGATCTTTATCTAAATTCCTAAAAAAACTAGGTAATCTTTTATTAAGTGCTCCATAACCACAATTTGTTTCGAGCCATCCGTGTAATCCTTTATCGTTTGCCTGGAATGCAATCATTCCATCTGCGTTTAAACATTCGTGAAATTTAAAATTTGGCATTTTCTGCAAATTTTCCCTTATGCGATTAGCGACTTCCCCAGGTCTTTGGGAAATACCAACCATATAGTGAGTAGATATCCCATCTTTTGTTATCCATCCATCTGTTAACCAATGACCAAGGAATCGAAGCCATGTTTCTATTTCAATCGATCTCGGATTCCTGATATGATCGTTGAATCCATTAAACTTTGAATTAATCCCATCAATTGTCACAGACGAAATCATGTCTTTTGGTTTCGGTAAATCGAGTTTTGTTGGAACGATCCAATATGATCTATGCTTCAAAAGTTCTTCCGCTTCAAAAAATTCCCAATCTCTTACTTGGCCTGTTCTCAACAATGGGGCTTGACGTCCTCCTGTTCTTGTTAATATTTCTCTTGTACCAATGATCCGATGGTTTGGTGTCACAAGTAAATCATTGCTTCGTGATTTTATCTTTATCATTTCTCCGTCGTATCGATTAATTATAATTTTATTTGGCTTTTGAAATTCCAAATGATTTGTTTCTAGATTCATTGTTGCAACTTTATCGTTAGAAGAAATATCCGAATATTTGACCCATCCTCTTTTTGTTAAAAGTTCCGTTTTTTCATCATGGCACGAATAGTTCGATTGGCTGGCATCGCCCAATAGAAATTCCGGTGCCTGGGCTCCGGCCAGAATTGCCATGCGAATGGCGCGTCCATCTTCTTTCGCATCATCGGCTTTTACATCCGGCGAGAGCCATT